TAAAGACTTACCGAAAGAAGACCAAGAGTATTGGGATGCAGAAGCAGAAACCCGCGGTGCTACTGAAACTGGAGATGTTGAAACAGCCCCTACTGAATTAGAGGCGTTAAGAAAAAGACAAGAAGAAATAACAAACATTCCCGCTGCTGAAATGACAACGGAGTTAACTGATGAGTACCAAACGAACCAAGAAGTACTTAGTGAGTTAGAAACTGCCGAAAGAAAAGCGGGCGCAGAAAAATTAGGGATTGGTGCTTTTGCCGAAGTAGACAGGAAGTTAAACAGGCGACCTAAAGTAGTTGCTGAGAAAGAAACTACCGATGTAAAAACCGGAACAGAAGTAGAAGCCGAACCAGAAGATAGACTCAAAACTATTGCTAAAGCAGCCGATACAGTAAAAGAAGAAACGCAAGAACAAATAGAGGCAATTAGTCAGGTAGAAGAACAAGCCATAGACGACGCAGAAAAGCTGCTAAGGAAAAAAGGTTTTAGCAGCAGGAAAGCTGAAGACTTCACCGATGAAGAGATTAGTACCTTTGCTATGGCAATACCTGCGTTAGAAAGAAGTAAAATGTCTACGAAAGAGAAGACTGAATATTTTGAACGTATTTCTATTGACTACCAAACTGATTTTATTGCTAAAGAAGGGCGCGAGCCAACCAACGAAGAAAGAAATGAAATACTTAACCGAGTTAAAAAAGAAGTAGATGCAGAACAAAAGTTAATTTCTACAAGACTAGGTAAACTAAAAAAAGCTACTAAGCCAGTACAAACTAAAATTGAAGACGAAGCCGCTGCCATTGAAGCCGCAAAAGACGAAAAGCCCATAAGGGAAAGGCTTGATACTACGACTGAGGTTAAAGAAGCAGAGGTAGGTGTACTAGAAGCTAGAGAAGAAATAGAGAAAGGTGAAGTAGAAACTTTTGAAAAAAAGATAGAAGGCCAGAAAAAACCAATAGTTACTTCTAAAAGAGAACAAGAAGAAATACAGAAATTAAATGAAGCAATAGGCGAAGATTGGGAACAAACCCAATCTGAAGCGTATAAAGCTTTTGTAGATAGTGGCAAACAAAAAGTGGATGCTCCTAAACTACCTCCAAACCTTAGTGACTCAGAAGCTATAACAGAACTTTTCTTAAAAGAAGGGAAACCAACCGAACAAGAACAGGATGCGATTACTTACTTAACTGCACACCCAACCTTGGAACGTAATTTATTTGATTTAGCTTACGAAGATGCAGTAGATGCCCCTGCATACCAAGCATCAGAAGATGCTTCCGCTGCGGAAAAAGAATTTTTTGCTGGTAGGGGTGGGAAACACAGGAAAAATGCGCTTGCTTGGGTTAGAGATAACCTATCTGCCGAAGCAAATATGTGGGTGTATAACGCAACGGAAAGTCAAATTGCTAAACTTGAGCGTAATCCACCACTTAGTGCAGATTATTACGACGTAAATCAAAAACCATCTACACCGCCTTTCGGCCTTGAGAAATCTGTTAACACGCCGCAAGTATACGATGGCTCCTTTAATGAAGCCTTAAATTTAGCTAAAACAAATAGAGTAAATACTCCTAAGTTTCTTGCGCTTTTAAAGACACTACCCCCAGAACAACAAAAAGAAATAGCAGTTAAAATAAAACAGGATATAGAGAAAGCAAGAGAAGCAGAAACACAAAGCCTAGCATTACCCAAAGACTCTGAACTTAACCTTGATGTGCCTATGCACCCCATCGTTATGACTCAATTACGTAATGGTGATTTAGCGGGTGCGCTTCGATCTTTAGCAACCACTTCATCTAACCCCCGTGTAAAAAGCATAGCTAAAAACCTAGCTAAAATAGTAGGTGAAACCAAACTAGAAACTTCTAAGAACTTAAAAGCTAAAGACGGTAGGGCGGCTAACGGTCTGTTTGACCCAGAGACCAATACAATAAAACTAGACGCTGATACAGGGTTAAACACGCATACTGTACTGCATGAGATGACTCACGCGGCTACTTCAGCACAGTTGGCAGATGGTAAGTCTGCGGCTGCTAAACAGCTTAAAAAGCTATTTAATGAAGTAAAAGACCAACTAGGCACTGCGTACGGTTCGCTTACTGTAGATGAGTTTGTAGCAGAAGCTTTTGGTAACCCTACGTTCCAACGAGAGTTAGCTTCAATAACTGTCCCTAATACCTTTAAGACAGCGTGGCATAGGTTCTCAACAATAGTATCTAACATACTAAACTTCTTAACAGGTCGCCCACGTATACCACTCGCAGGTAAAGGTACTACTGTAGATGCGTTTACTGACCGACTTACCACTGCACTGTTAGCACCAGCTCCTTCATCACGCTTCTCTGGTGAGTTATTGATGGCGTTTAAAGAAGGTAATGCTGCTAGTGCTGTAAAGAACTATGGAAGAAACGTAGTAGAAGCAGTAAAGAGTATTGATGAAAAGGTATTATCGGACGGGGCTGGAGATTTATTAGAGAACGCTAAAAAAGCAGCCAAAGTAATTGGCCTTGCTGCCCTTAATACTCAATCTTTAGCTGATGTATTAACAAAAACATTGGGTGTAAAAGGTGCTTATAAGGTACACCAACTAATAGAAAAACAAGCAGGGCTGATAGATGGGGAAAACAAGTTATTAGATGGCACTGCTAAACAGATAGAAGATTTCTTAAAAGCCAACCCAGACAAAAAAGAAACTTTCGATCAGCTTGTGGGTAAAAGCACGATAGAACAAGTCGATCCTTCCAAAACTAAAAGTGAAGCTGACGCAGCATACGATTCAGAAAAACTTGCTGTATGGAAGGGTATGCAGACGGATTGGAACTCTCTTGAAGCAGAGGGGCAAGCAGAATATGTTCGATTGAGAGATTCATATAAGCGACTGTTTGATAAACTTAAAGAAGCTTTAGCAGCTCGATTTGAAGTAATAGAGAAAGAAAACCCTAATAACGAAGCAGTTAAAGAGTTAAAAAACACACTGTATCAACGGTTGATGGAAGCGGCTACGATTGAACCTTACTTCCCGTTAACCCGCACAGGGGAGTACTGGATACGATATACAGCGACTCCAACTGATAGCAACGGTAATGCCATAGGGCCACCAGAAGTAACGGTAGAAGCACTTGATACAAAAGCTGCACGTACTAGACGTATACGTTATCTAAAAAGCATTAGCCCGCAAGAAGATAACGCTCAAATAGCAGACATAAAGTTCTTTAATAATATAAGTAATATGGATTTTGATAACGTAGCTCCAACTTCTTTTGTGTCCCAAATGCTACAGGTGTTGCAGGGCGCAGGGGTAGAAAAAGATGTTCAACTACAAATAGCTAGAAACTTTATTGATGCTGTACCTGAGTCTTCTTTCCTTAAGTCTTTACATAAAAGAAAAGGAACCGCTGGATATAACGTAGATGCTATGGATGCGTACCGACAAAAAGCTTATAGCATAGCTAGACAAGCGGTAAATATAAAAGTAACGGAAGAGTTGTACTCTACCCGCGATGACATACGTAAAGCACTTACTAAGAAATTAGAAGCTATTGCAACACTTGAAAGCGATTTGGATGATGCAAAACGGCCCGCTGATGAAAACCGCACACCTAGTCAAAGGGCTAAAGAGATAGCGGCTATAGAAAAGCAGATGGAAGAACTAGGTGCTAACAAATACATTAGTAGTGAAAATGTAGACGCTGCGGTAGCTGAAATAAACGCTCGTATTTTACAGGCAACTTCACCCGCAGATAATTGGGTAGAAACAGTAGCGAAAACAGCAAACCGTTTAGCGTTTTTAGGTACTATCGGGTTTAGCGCAGCATCTACCATTGTCAATATGGGCCAAGTACCTATGGTGGTAGTTCCTTTCTTAGCGGGTAAAACTAATTTTACTACCGCAGGTAGAGCAGCTATGACAGGTATGAATCTGTTTGCAGGTAGTGGGCTTAGTAATAAGTTACCTGTTTTAGATAGTAATAATAAAGAAAAAGACATAGAAGTTAGAGGTATGCCGTCTATTGATAATTACTATACGGAAGATAATGACGGTAATTTGATACTACGCGACGACATAGAAGACGTTAAAAACTACTATGCCATGCCCATAGATGACAAAGGTAACACTAAGATGTTATCTAAAAAGGAACTCCTAACCATTCTTAAACCTTTAATAACAGAAGCGGGCGATAGATCTCTGCTTAATCGATCTCTAGCTGCGGATACGCTTGGTGTAGAACTGGCGGGTAAGAAGAGAGGAACTAAACTTAGAGAAGGATGGGATAAATTTAATTTATGGAGTGCCTTGCCTTTCCACACAGCAGAGCGCATGAACAGGCAAGTGTCTTTAGTTGGTAGTTACTTAAATGAAGTAGCTAGAATGAATATGAAGCCCAACAAAGCGAAAGGAGAAAATAATCTTACTGAGCAAGAAATATTTGAGACAGCGATAGAAACAGCTTTATATGACACACAGCAGACTAATGGTGGTGCTACATTGGCTACTTCACCTCGTATCGCGCAGAAACACATAGGCCGCGTTGCTATGATGTTTAAGACGTACGGGTTTACGATGTACTACCATCAGTTAAAGATGGCCCTGACTGCACTACAACAAGCAAAAGAAAACGGTTTAGACGACTACACTATACGCCAAGCAAGAAGGCAGTTGGTGGCGAGTTTAGGTGCTACAGCGGTGATGTCAGGATTGCAAGGACTTACTATAGTAGGGGTGTTTGAAGGATTAGCAAATCTTTTCCTAGATGATGAAGACGAAGATGCAGAGACTTATATCCGTAAGTTTCTTGGGGAACCCTTGTACAGCGGTGGTTTGCAGTATTTAACCATGTTTGCGGGTGATATTTTCGGGGCAGAGACAGAACTAGATATAGCCTCTCGTATAGGTCTTTCGCACCTCATATTGGGTAATAACAAATATGACTTTAATGAGTCTGCTAAAGAAGAATTTGTAAACATATTAGGTGGCCCCGCATTAAGTTACGGTTCGTCAATCGCAAGAGGTGTAAATGATATATACAGCGGAGAGATGCAAAGAGGTATAGAAAGCATTGTACCTTCCGCCATCCGTAATGTATTAAAGACCTTTAGGTACTCTGATTTTGACGAAGGTACGGCCCGCACTCGACGCGGCGATCCTATAGTGGATGACTTAAATCCTGCACAAATGACCGCTCAGTTCTTAGGATTTGCCCCCGCAGAATACTCCAGAGCGCAAGAGATAAACCAAGACATCAAGCGTATAGACCGAGCAGTTAACCAAAAACGTACTAAGCTGATGAAAAAATACTACGTTGCTAAACGTATGGGGGACGCAGACGGTATAAGGGAAACGGCAGAAGAAATAAGAGAGTTTAACAAACGACATAGAAACAAAGGGCCGAAGGTTAGGATTAGCACAGAAAGCCTTATTAGATCTATGAGGATGCACGCAAAAACTTCATCCGAAATGCACAACGGTATTACGTTAAGTCCCAATATAAGAGAGTACTCTAAAGAATTAGCTAATGAATATGCTAGGTCAGGGCTTTTTTGAGATGACCCCTTACCGAATAACGGAACGATAAGGGGCCGAGTCTAGGGGAGTTTGTGCAATGAAAGTTATCACATTACGTTAAAAATTCTATCACATAGTTCTCCAAAAACGCACGCCTAATTTACCTTTTTCTATACGAACTTTATGTTGCAAAGTCATGCCTTTGGTATGACCTACTTCTATAGTTTCTCTTAAGACCTTATCAGTATTGATACAAGGGATGAACATAGAAGCCCCAACTACCATGTCCGTCCATTTGATAACTACTCGTATGCCATCAGGAGCAACGTCATCAATCTTCCGCATCAACGTCTACACTAGAACAATCTACTGAAATCACATCGGTAGATGGCAACTGCATATGTGTGCCTTTACCTAAACGCATCTTGGTTCTTTTCGCGCCAAGCTTATCTGTTAAGTCTTGTAAGAACGAGGCGTAGTTTATCTGCTGCGCTCCACACCAAGTCCGTAAGAATTTAGGTACTAAGAAAGCACGTTTTGTATCTGTCTCGTACCTAGCAACTAAAGCTCCTCTTGGCAAGGCATCGGGGACAATTAGTTGATTGAGTCCATTATTTTGAGCCTTTCGTAGATCATCGGTGCTTTTGATCTGTAATATATTGTTCCAATTTTCGTTTATATAATCATTAAGCAACTGCTCTACAGACTCGTTCATATCGTTAGAGGCGTTCTTATTCTTCTTAAGTACTTCTAGTATCCACTTATAAACAGGCTTGGAGTCGTAGGGTAGTAGACCTATCTTATTACATAGAATCAAAGCAGTTAGAGAACACGCAACCCCTGCTGACCAGAACCTATTTTCCGCAGCCAGCCCTGCATCCTTATCTATGCGCTTCTGTACGTGTTCTAATATCCCTTTTATCTCTTCCAAGTTGTTAATAACGCACTGTACGAACGGTATACCCGCGTGTCCCCAATTGTCGAATATCTCTTTGCTGAACTGATCTGTCTTCTCCTTGTCAGAAGGAGACTTAAACATCTTATCTACTTTGTACTCTAATATACGCTGTGCCTCTGCCTTGGGCGCATTTTTGTACATTCCTATACGTTCGATAATACTTACGTTACCTGTAGACACAGAGGTGAAACTCCATGAAAGACCGTTGTATCGCTCTACGTTAGCACTGCCTGTAAGTCGCCTACGCTGCCTACCACTAACATACTGGTAAGCTAAGTTACTTAAATCTTTAGGACTGAGGTTAGTAATCTCATCTAAGAAAAAAGGCAAGCTATGATAAATTTCACCCCGATTCATCTTAGTGTTTAGGGTATCTTCTTTCTCCATTAATAATTCTTTGGGGTTACCCCACGGAGTTAACGCTGCATACAGTGCTGTTGTTTTTCCGTACCCTGTGTCCTTACTGTGAATATGTAAAGAGGCGCACGCTACTGGCATGAGTTCCATAAGAATAGAACCAAAAGAAGCCCCAACAACGTATTGATAAGCCTCTTGTCCTTCTTCATTAAAAAACCCCATCACCTCTTTCCAGCCTTCTAATGTACCTTTCGGTTCAAACGCATGGAATAGCCCTGCTGTGTTAGTAGAAGGCGGGTTAAATGCTATACGATCCCCAAATATCTCCATATTCCCTAGTATAAAAGACTTCATCTCTTCACTAGTCCAACCAAACTGTCGGTGCGCTTCATCAGCCGTAGCACTGGCTTGTAGCTCGTTCACCCACGTAGTTGTGTATTGCATAAGTTCGTCCATCCTACTAACAGCTACGCCCTGCATAGACATATGTTTACGAAACTCCTCCTTAGAGGTAGCCGCAGTAAGAGGCACTGTAAATTCCCTTACTCCGTCTTTGGGCAGGTGAAGCCGCATAACAATAGCTTCACCCATCTCTGCGTCGCGTATACGTTTAACTACATACAGGTCATTATGATATACCATCTTCTCTTCTATCTCTCCATCAGCACTACTGGAGCGAACATATATACCCCCCTGCGCCCCTCTAAAATAAGGGCGGGGGTAGTCAGGTATGGTATAAACTTGAACTGGATTATTAGGTCTATCTGCCGAAGGAGCCTCAACTACGTTATCTCCTTCCTGTGCTTCTTTTATAGTTTTACCTAACACTATAGGAGATTTTATCTTTCCCCAGTGTTTACATTCAGTGCATACGTTAGGGTTAAACTCATCAAACTTATCGCATAGATACGGGCCTTTTATACCCTGTACCTTCTCAACAGTTTCTTCTTCTGAAAATTCTGGATGTCGTTTAGATATGTTAAATATAGCCTTATCAGAATCAACACAAAACTTAGCTATAGACAAACCCGCCCGCCACATGGGTTCGGTACATTCTTCTTGATTTTCAATTATCGCTGCTAGTTGAGCGCATCCATTACCTTCTTTTGTCTTAACTAAGATATCCCTAAATTTGGTTTCCATGTTTCCCATCAAGGCATCCATCATTGCGCTTGAAGGAGCAGGGGTAAACTTCTTAGGCACTGGTATCGCTTCGCCGCCAAGTATTTCCGCGAACTCTTCAAAGTCTACTAATTCAGGTACTTCTACGCCCATAGGAAGTACAGGAAGAGGCGGGTCTCCTTTGTGGTTATGGGTATACGGGATACGAAGTACTCGCGCTGCGTCAGCAGTTACCGCTGGATCTGGTAAGAACTTATGGAGACCACAGTAACGCTTCAGTTGTTCCGCTACAGGTAACCATTTTTCATACGATACTGCTTCTGATAAAGCCCAATAAACGTGTATACCTCTACCAGAACTAATGATAAGAGGTTTAGGTAGCCCCACTGCTTTAGCGAAACTACGTAATGCGTGTATCCCTTCGGTCTGATCTACATATTCTTTGCTAGGGCCGCAATCAATATCAAGAAAAAATGATTTTAACTCTTTAACATTAATTGTTTTACGAGACCCTGCTTCTTTAAAAGTTCCTAACGCGAAGTATGTATCGAACCCTTTTTGATCTAAATTTGTTGCTGTGTGTATTAAGTCTTCTAGTGATGTATAAAATTTCTGTGTTCTTTTTTCTTCTGCAAGCTTTGAAGCGAAGAGGCAGTAATGACCATCCCCGCTAAGTACTCTCTGTAGAAATGTTTTTGAATCCATACCCTTTTACCCATTTTACCCAATGTACGAAGACACTACGGCAGGGTGGAGAAACGCACGAACCCACCTTTTCGATCTGCCGAAACCTAGCCGTAGTGAAAACTATGAGGAGTTAGTCGTCCCACTCAGAGAGAACGTCAGCTATTTCAGACTTCTCTTCTTTAGGAGCCGCTGATTTTTTAGACATCTTCTTGGGTTCTTCAACCTCAAGAGTATCGTCTTCCTCGGAAGCAGTATCGGCAACAACTTCTTCAAATGGATTATCATCTGAAGAGTCGTCGGATGTAAAGCCATCAACCGCTTTAAATGGAGAGTTGACACTTCTTGGAACGTACTGGATAACTTGTACTGCTTTTAAACGCAGAGAAACGCCTGTTCTATCTTTATCGATAGAGTACGGCACAAAAACAACCGCTACGTTTACCGTACTGCCTGTAGTAAGCTCGAAAGTCTCATCTAGCTTCTTATTCTTCGCATCAAACTGAGCAGGTGCAGGTGTGGGATTGCCGTTGTAGGCCGCAGCAAGCTTAGACTTGAAAGTGAAAGTGCCACTATCCGCGTCTTTCTTGAAAGGGTTCTTGATCTTCTCAGGCCAAGAGTCTTCTTTCTGACTAGCATATGCGTTAGACATAGCCTTCCAAAGATCCTGTGCTTGACCTTTGTTCATACGAAAATCTATTTCGTACTTCGCTTGGTCGTCGGTAGCATCGCATGGGACACTACGCTTTTCCTTATTATCAAACCGATAAGGGCGGTTTATCTTAGGCCACAAAGCCTCTACATCTTCCACGATGTACTGTAGGTTTTGGTTCTTATCCATTGCGTTCTCCTAAACGTCTTACTGTAAACTTACTGAATGGAATGAATGTATCAACGAAGCTATCGAAGATAACTTGTATGATCGAACCCCTCTACCTCTTTAAACGGAGATACAACTTTGTCTCCCCCTCCGACTAAGGTTATAGCCTGTAAGGTGTCGGGATGTGATTCCAATTCAGCCACTTTATTCAACTCCTCTTCGTCTAGCACACGCATCGGACGAAATCGAAGCCTTGGTATGTAACCGTCCTTTTCAAAACCCATTCTGGTTACAACCGTTATCGCAGAGGTATTGTATTCGTTTAAATGTCTAGCATAGTTCTGCATCGACATCCATCCGCTACCCGCAGGGCCAAATAGGCTAGTGGCAGGTAGTTGAATCTGAAATACCTCTTCCAAGTTATCCTCCAATACGACTGCAATACGCTGTGAATATTTACACGCTCTTGCATTGTTACCTCCAGACCCTTTTATGTTGTGTGGGCAATCGATACAACGAGTCGCCTGTCTATGCACGCTAGGTACATCTGGGTCAGGTCTTTGTGTATCGGATGACCAACAAACAGGTGCTGTCGGCTTATTAGGATCGTATTGGTTTGCATAATATATTCTGGAAACTCTACCCGCGTTCACGATCACCGCATCTAAAGTATCAGAATCAAATATATGCGTTTCAGTCCCGTCGATAACTTTACGGAACTTGCCTTCCCTTAATGAAATACGAGCAGTCATTAGAAATCTTTATCCAAGTCTTCTAATACTTCTTGTGGATCGACTTCATTAACTGCTTCTTCAAGCATGGGTTCTTCTTTTGCTTTCGGCTGTTCGCCTAACAGTGCATCCGATATGAGGTTCAATTCAAACCTAAAGGTCTTACCGACTTTAATGTAAGTATGTTCAGGTATGCTACCGTTTCGTATCCATGCTCTGACGGTGGATTCAGATACTTTAAAATGATCTGCCACCTTCTTTATTTCAACAAACTCTCGTTCTTCAGACATTATGCCCCCTTGGCTTTTCGCACGCCTATCGTGTATTCAGAGTTAGACTGAACACCATCAATGGTTGCTTCTGGGTTATCTTCAAAGAACTGTTCTAAATTGTTCTGGTGAATCCGTGCTTGTAGTAATTCAGGGTTGCCTGTTTCCTTAATAAAGTCATAGACCTTACCCCAATCGCTAACAAAGTAATTCCTTTTCACTGAACGATAGAAAGTCCCTGCCTCCGTCTTAACGCTCTTAGCCCCTGTTTCATTGCAATGGTCAAGAAAAGCCTTCTTTATAACGTCCTGTTGACGTTCAAGTTTTCCGTCTTCTTCTTCCCATTCCTTTTTGAGCTTAGCTCGTTCGGCGCGTATCTTAATGAAGACTTCAGTAGCCTTCGATAGATAGTTAGTATCTCGCACACAAATCTCCGTACTTTGTGGTTGGAAACCGAGTATAGTGGTATCCAATATGTTATACAAGTATTTCTTTGTATAAATCTATCATTTTTGTGTGTACGTCTATTCTATTATCAAGTAATGAGTAAACACGTTTTTCTATGAAGGAGCCTTCTAGTTGCACCACGGTGCATTTATGGTCTTGCCCCGCTCTATGTACCCTAGCGTTAGCTTGAGCATAAGTTTCTAAAGAACTAGTCGGCCCCCACCAAACCACTGTATTTGCAGCAGTTAAAGTAATACCGTGGGCCGCAGCTTGTGGCTGTATGACAAGGACTTGTGGAGAATCGGTTTCTTGGAATCTTTTGAATATATCGGTGCGTTTATTAACTGATACATCTCCCCTGATTATCTCTGTAGGTATACCGTCCTGTATTAATTTGTTAGTGAGAACGTCAATAACGTGTTTGAATGGGACAAATACTAATACTTTCTTACTAGATTCATCGATTACTTCTCTAAGTACTTTGTATCTGTGCTTGATATCAAACTCTAACGCCTCTCCGTCATCTGTGTATATAGCACCAGAAGCTATTTGCAGTAGCTTGTTCATCTCTACAGCGGCATTTACAGCAGTGATACGTTCTCCCCCTGCCTGTACTACTAGTTTATTCTTTAGTTCGTTGTAATATTTCTTCTGTTGCCGTGTCATTTCTACCGTTCGTTTGGTGTAGATCATGTCAGGTAGGTCAAGACACTCTTCTTTTGTAAATCGTATGGCTGGTTGTAAAGACTTAAATACAGTATCAGTAGCATCTGGTCTTGGGAGCCATTTAAAATTAGTTATCTTGTACATAACCATGTCCCTAAATGCGCTAAAGAAACGCGGTACAGAGTTAGGGTTAATTAATTTAGCTAGACCAAAGGCATCTAGTGGTGATTGAGCAGCGGGGGTTCCTGTCATCATCCACAGCCATGTGTTAGGCGTGACTAGTTTATTAAGAACTTTCCACCGTCTAGTCTGTACGTTTTTATAGTGGGTAGCTTCATCTGCGATTATTAAATCAAACCCACCGTTTGCTATTGCATCGGCTACTATCTCCACACCGTCATAATTAATTACTATAAACTCTGCACCACCTTCTATTATTTGTTTGCGTTTATCAGAGGAACCGTAAGCGATATCCACAGAACGGTGCATTGCAAAGGTAAACAAATCTTTTCGCCACGCTGAATCCATAATAGATAGAGGGCATATGACTAGGACGCGGTTAATACGGCCTTGGTTCATAAGGTAGTCTGCGGCCCATATCGCACTAGCGGTCTTGCCTGTACCCTGCTCGTTAAAGCAGAACGCACGTTTATTCATGGTAAGAAAAGAGGATGTGGTTTTCTGATGGTCGAAAGGTTTGTGTTTACCTGTCCACTTATACTGCCCTTCGATGGGAGATGGGACTTTTATGTTAAGGTTTTTTAATACGTGCGACTCGTCAACTCCCCAGTTCACCAGTACTTTGTTTCCTGATAATCTCTTACTCTTAGGTATGATATCCGTTACTTTTTCCGGGTCACGTAGGTTTAATAGTATTGCCCTGTTATCTATCACCCGCATTTACTTCTCCATGCACAAACTTACATCGTAAAGTGGTGTCCACAATACGAACTAAATGCCGTCTCTAGTACCCACGGACGGCGCGTGGTGGGTTTGCCCACTAAGGGGATGGGGCTTAGTACTAAGCTTTTCTCGTAGTGCGTTTCTTTGGCTTCTTGCCGTTACGACTACGATTCTTACTTTTACTTTCTATCTTGTACCCATCGGCGTTTGTACCGCCTTTACTTAACATCTTATTGTGACTGATATCTCTCCCCTCTCGTCTATCAGCCTTGCCATTATTATCGGCATCTCTTCCCGTCTTATCTACTGCGCGTCTAGCACGTTGCCGCTCCATGCGATCTTCGTGTTCTCCACGTTTTAATTGGAGTTGATACTCTCTTTTATAGGGTCTGCGTTTGCCTTTACCCGTTCGCTTATACACTTGTTAGTTCCTCCCGTTGTGTGGACACTCCACCACTACACAATGGTTGCGGCATAATCCACTCGGTTTAGGGTTCCATACGTCATTATCGTATGCCAACTGCATAGTTGTAAAATCAGAAAGCCATTTTTCCCACATATCTTCAGCACTTTCTGAACTATACGTATCCTTTATAAATGCTTCTGCTAATACAAACAGTAACCCTGCTCTAACTTCTTTCACAAAAGGAAAGTGTTTAAACGTAGCCAAAGCCATCAACTCTAGCTGTCCTTTATCTGCATACTTGGCAGACTTGCCTGTTTTGTAGTCAACAACCCAAGCTAACCCTTCTTCGACATCTATTATCAAGAGGTCTACTATTCCGCGCCACCATACGCCTTCAGCCCTAAATCCACAAGGGTCTAGCTTTTCAGTAAGCCCCATCCTATGTTCGCAAAGCTTGTCTCCTTTCTTTGCGTTTAAAACATCTAACGCATCTTTAGCAAATAAGAACTTTCTAGGTAATTCCTTATCATCACGTATGTATTCTTCTGCTGCTCGATGGAATTCGTTGCCGTAGTTCATCGCAAAACTAATAGGCTCTTTGTAATCCTTAACGACTTTCAAGTGGTAAAACTGTTTAGGGCATTGCTCGAAAGACTTTATCCTACTGTACGACCAAGGTGCTGCACTCATATATGTATCTTATTCATTATGATTATGTAGTCCTGCGGCGGTATCTGTAGTTGAGTACACACCTGAAGCTGTTTAGAAGTCATCTTATCAACCGCAGTTTGTACCTGCTTCTTTCTCTTTTTAAGGTAAAAATCGTTACTCACTGTGTCCCCTGTCGTTAAAAGCTTTTAACTCTTCTTTGTTAGAAATCCAAAATATGTCTTTTCCTAACGTAATATCATGGATAGTTTTCACTATAGCAAGATCAATATTAGGAAAGTTCTTTACGTGCGTTTCTTTAGCTTCGTAAGCATCCTGTATTGAATCGTAGTGCCCGTCTATAAAAGGTGTTCCCAAAAACAATATGTCATATTTACTATTCATTCACATTCTCCATAAGACCTTCCCACAAAAGCCTCGCAATCCAAAGGTAATCCTTCGGCCCAATCTGGAACCCAACGCATATACATCTCTATGTCTTGCTTCGCTTGTTCTGCATCGTCCTCCTTGACACAGCATACAATCGAGTCATGTACAGTCAGTGCTACACGATAATGCTTTGCTATCTTTAGCATCTGTTCTGCAATTATGCAGCGGGCTAACGCTTGGCACGCGTTCTCCACAAACTTACCGCCATATATCTTGGCGCGTCCATTCCTTCTTTTATATGTATACTCCACACCTCTGGAGTCATTGACCCCCTCTAAATCGTCGTATCGCATAAGTAATCCAGACGGAAGGCGCACTGCTGATAAGTTACCAACAGGCTCCAATACTCTCGGTACACCGATTGACTTCTCTTGACCTTTAGCTAACTCCTTAATCATAAGCTGTGCCTCTTGCCATAGACCACTTATCTCTGCATTAGCTTCTCGGTAAACTTGTATAACCCGCCGTGCTTCCGCAATGTCTATTTCAAATCCGAAAGTAGCCATCTGTGATTGGAACTTAACCGCGCCCATACCGTATCCACTACCTAATATTGTGGTCTTACCAACAAAGCGTTCGTCTTTCGTAACTTCTGATTCGTCTTTATCGTATATACGAGAAGCCATCTTTACATAGACATCCTCTCCGTCACGAAACGAAGATACTAAATCATCTTGTCCTGCTAACCACGCAAGTACTCTTGCCTCTATTTGAGCAGAGTCACAGTCAATCAAAACACAGCCGTCGGGGGCTAGTATGCTTTTCTTTAAGACCTTACCGTCAAGTCCACGGCTCGGTAAGTTTTGTAGGTTGATTTTGTCATCACCACCCCATCGACCTGTATGTGCGGCATAGTATCGCACTGGTGCGGGCAATAAACCGCGTCTGGATATGTCGATAAATCTTTGAGTCCGGGTTTCCTCTATGGTGCTTTTGTTACCAAGCCGCGCTGCTACTAAAGCTTGTACATCAATGGAGGAGTGTTCCTGTAACGCTTTGAACCCTTCGTCAGTCTTAGCAAATGCGTAGGCTTCTTTACCTGTAGTGGGGCTTATCTTGGTAGGAGGGACTACGCCGTGTTTCTTCAATAGTTCGGCAAACTTATCGTTACTCATCAACGATTCTTTACTAGTCCCTGCTTCTATGAGCAGCGTGTCCTTTCTATCTCGTATGTCCATAAGGTGTTGCTCTAGCAAACCCATATCTAAATCTAGTACAGGTTCGATAAACATACGTAGTGTGGTGTCAATCACCTTAAGTTCTTGTCTAGGGTAGCCAGCCGCCATGATAGAGAACAGCTTGTAAGTCAGTTCAACATCGTTAATACAGTAGTCGCCGTACTTATCGAGGCTCTTCTCACTAAACTCTTCTCGACGCTTACCCATCGCATCGACCACTTCCGTACCCTTTTCACCGATATTATAACGCTGCGCTAGTGCAGCTAGACTACCGCCAACCTCTACACCGTGCAGACTTCTAGCCATACATAATGTATCGGCCCAAACCTTCGGGCGTATATCGAATAGCCAAGATAGTATCGCGCCATCGAACATGGTGTTATGTGCAAGCACCATACTGTTAGCCCAATCAAATTCGTGTAGGTATTCTTTAGTCTGCTCGAATGTACCGCTCGCCCACTCCGCGTACCCATCGTTTACTTTTATACCCACGCCTACTACTTCAAAGCGACGATCACGTACGTATTCTTCTGTGGTAAGTTTGCTTAGTGAGAAGTCCTTACTGTAAAAGGTCTCAAAGTCTATTGTTATTAGATCCACGTTATTTCTTCCCGTAGTGTTTGCATTAATCGCACTATTTCTTTTCGTGGTTGTTAACAACCAAGTAGTGTGTCTTAGCAAAGAATTTACGAGACCTAGTTAAGTTCCTCAGTTGAGAGACTGTAGTATCTACCTGTTCAATCTCCCCACCCTTCCTCAAGAACTCTGCCACTTGGTCGTCTAGTTCTTTACTTTGTTCCTGTTTTGTCTTACTCATTTTTAATAACCTCAACGTACCTTACCGAAACTCACCTAACGAAAACTCAACTCAACACGATACACCACACCTGCCAAACCACACACCGCCTTGACCCGCCGCAATCCACCTGAACCGAACCCACCAAACCTGCCAAACCTCGTCATACCACAACCTTAACTAAACCGACCTAGCCTCGCCTCACCATACCTGCCACACCGAAACGGAACTAAACGTAACACAACACGCCTAACACCAACGCACCTTACCTGCCAAATCATGCCCCAGCCTAACCCACCAAAACCTTACAAATCCAAACCGACCTGACCACACCTGCCTTACCTTACCTAACCGCAACCGAACCCAACGTACCGGAACTCGCCTTATCACACCTGCCAAACCAAACCGCATCCAGACCAAGCCAATTTATTTTTTAAGAAACAAACTGATTGGTTCCAAGACATCCGATAACTCAGACAAGGCTTTGTATTTATGTGTAAATGCCTCAAGCTCTTTCTTGGCGTTGTCAACTAACTGTTGTCTACCTTCAGGATCTTTCAACATATCAAACGTGTTAAGCCAGATTCTTTGGGGCTTGCCGCCGCACTCAATCTTTGCTCGTTGAAACAAACGAATCTCTGTAGGTTCAATCTGATCCTCGTTTAACTTCTCAGTTACCACTACTAAAGACCTTTTGATTTTTTTCTCTGTTATCAATCGGAATTTACTACCCGCTATTTCGTCGTTCCATTCAAAGTCATTATGCAAAACAGACTTTGGGCTGCGAGCGTGTTCTACTAAAGAACCATCGGGGGCATAACCCCCGTGGCGTTTATTCAGAGCCTCTATTTCCTTTAGAGCAGCGTTCGCATCTGCCTTGAAAAAAGACCCCTTTCTCCATTTGACTTCGGTGTAAACAGGTTTCATGCTGCTGCTTCCGATTCAAAGTCTATGGAGGTTTCCTTCAGTTCAATTTGATGCTTGAACTCCCTGTCAACCTCGAACCGACCATACTCTCCACCCTTTTCTGGACGCATCTCACCTAGTCCAACACCAAACCCAGCACGTTGAACTAAGCTCAGTATGGTATTTAAAGTAAGAGATTGAGAATCAAACTCTATGCGAACAATCATCGACCAGTTACGAAATTCAGGGCGATAACGTAAGTCAGTAGAACCCATGCCTACCTTAACTATGTCTTGTCGCATCAAAGGTTCATCTGATTCAAAGGCACACAGATTGTTAACCGTGTCATCAGGGAGTATGAACAAAGACTTCTTTAACAAAGTTTTTTCTAGTCCAATGTCTTTGTGAGCAGCATTTATCATACATTTTTTTAACCCGCCTGATGGAAACCCAAAGCGTCCATCCTCACAAACGTAAGCAGCATCCTTAAACTCTTGTTCAGGAACTCTAACGTCACGGTTTTTGACTTTCACCCCTGCGTGTTTGTCTTCCATCATCTTTATTGCTTTCTCACTCCACTTGTGTTCGATCAAAGCAGAGATCCCCTTAATGCGCGTGGTCAAAATTGACTGTTGCATCTCTTCAAGTTGTATTACGTTACTCATTCTATCTTCCTTAGCGGCTATGCCGCGCTTTTTTAATTTAGAAAGTTTCCTTTCTCTAGTCGTTTAATTTCTGCGTCGATATAAAACTTAATCTTCTTAGCATCTCTTAATTTGTCGCTGTGCGAAGCAATTCCATATCGATAGCATGATCTAAATATCTCACCTATCTGTGCGTTCATATCTCTATACGAGATCAAGTCTTGCAATTCATTGGCGTTACTCGGCAGCTCGTAGTAAGCCGCTGTGCTACCATCTGATAAGGTCTTATCAGGAAGTTCCCAACTTAACCCGTTACTCGTGGCATCGTGACCAACAGCATCATTATTGTTATCCGTTGTTATATCGTCACGCGCACTTTTGACTTTGTACACATAAGACGCTGACACACCAACCCGCGCTGCTATTTCTTTGTTCGACTTCTTTGGAAACTTGTTTAGTGCATCCACTATCTTTCTGTATTTATTCATCTGTACCCCCTGTTATTAAATCTCTTACGCTGTGCATATTCTTTTCGTTGACAACCAACGCTATGCCGTTTTGTTTTTCTATATCATCTAGGTTTATTTGTTGGAGAGGAGTGGGGGTGTTGTTACCCGCTTTACATTCGATACCGAAGAACTTGCCTTGGTAACATCCTACTATGTCTGGCACGCCGCTACGTCCGTACCCGCCTGTCACTGGATAGAAATAATAAGCACCGAGGTTGCGAAGCTGATTAACTACCACCTTCTTTACCTTGGCTTCAGGAGTCATTCTTTACGGTGTGGTTGGTTGCTAGAAGCTTTTCGACGCGAATGAGCGAATCCTTTATCTCGGTTATCATCCCAAGCAGCTCCATGAGATCCCCTTCATCTAACTCTATTATTACTTTTGCCATAAATACCTTGCAGAAACTGGTATCAAAATTTGTGTAATGACACAAATCTTTAGTGTTAAAAAAGAGGGGCAGGGCAGTCGCGTACTAGCCGACTCCGAGCGTGCGGTTGAGGCTCCCCATCTCTGAAGAGCCGTACCCCTAAAGCTACATCGTGATAGTCGATGCGATTGGCCTAATGAACCCTATTAGCAAAGGCGTGTGGAAGCACTTCATCGCATCCGTTCTTTAAACCTCATACAGCACGTAAATATGTAACGCGTTACGAGGCGGAAATCCGTCGGAGGCTATCACTCCCCCGACTTCCCTACCACACAATCAAATTACGTACACTATGGGAGTATCCAAAAACTATCGATGCTCCCTTTGATGTCTGGCTCATATCCAGTAAACCTAGATCCTACACCTTCAACTTGTGGTTCCCTTGTCGGGTGACTTTTGAGGTCGCATGGTTCCCAATTCTTGAGGACTGCTACCTTGCCTTTCACCCATTCAGGCAACGCATCAAATGAATCATATAACCCATCGATGTCCGAGTCAACACAATGTATACCAACACACGTTATTTCATACTTACCTGTGTCAGGCATTTCCATTACAAGATAAACTGGATCGTTTCTCGTTAAGGTCTTCTCTTCTATGACTTCTTCTTCGTTATGATTGGTAGACATAGTAAACCTCCTCCGCTACGCGCACACCTACATCGGGGATATATGTATTCTTATCCACATTATGTAAGACGGACATCTTCCCCATAAGGTCTTCTGGTATTTCATCCAAAGGGTACGTCTTGTGCCCATAACCTTCTTTGTACCCCCACGAATTGTGGGAATCAACCATAACCGTCTGCAATGCGTTACGCTCAACCCATGCAAGAACCATAGCATAGTCAGTTCTGTTGAGTATACTGTTGTTCTTTCTACGCAACTCAAAGTACTTGTGTAAATCCCCACCGAATGAATCGTTAAGCCATTTGTAAGGCGAACCACGATTGACCTCTGCAACCAGATTTTCCAATTCATCTAGTAACGTCTTGAACCCTTCCATCCTATGACTGTAGGTGCTATCAAGATAAGGACTTATGATCTTTTGTGACTCATCAAGTAGACGATCATTCTCCTTACTACGCGACGAACTCATGTCGTTCCAAGTCATTTGCCCTATCTCGGATAAATCCCAAGGACTCAAAGCCATCGCAGCGATTTGCAACGCTTTGTCTAACTTCTTACTGTTACGCATGAACTGTCCGTCACCCCAATTGTATCTATTGTTCTGGATGTTGCGGGAGAAGATCCAATACGTATCCTCTCTAGTCTCAGGATCTTGGCGAAAGTCTCCGTACCCAATCCACCCACGCAAGTAAGTCTCGTCGGGATGGTAGACCCACAGTTTAGTCCTAGCGGCACGTTGCGTAACCTTTAAGCTAGGTACTTTTTCTAATAGGGCTTCCCCAAATCTTCTTAGTCCTAGCGGCATAACGCCTTCCGTGGCGTTTAAGTGTGTTTGGTAGTCAGGTAGCACGTATTCTCGTTGCCCCTCGGTTAACTCACTAACCTTTGGATTTGTGTGTGGTAACATTACTGATCTCCTTGTTGTGTTTTGATACAAATTGTTTAAGACTTTTTCTACTCATCGACCCACCTTACCCACCGGCTCTTCCCACTTATCAACCAAGCCACATGACTGATTGATAAATCGGTTGAACTTAACGCGAAGCTTCTTAAGATCTTCTGGAGAAGTAGCCTCCTTTATCTCTGTGTCTGACAAGAAGACTACGAGTAACGCTAGTGCCATTGGTACTTTCGAACCACCTGCTGATATAGTCTTAAGTATTCTCCTAACCTTGTGTTCTACCCAATCAGGGGTGCCATACAGCCCCCCAATTTCATCGATAACACCATGATCGATTAACACTTGCTTCTGGGTGCGTACATACTGATCGTCATCTACTGGTAAGACCACACCTATAGCGCAAGCCCAATCCCAGAAGTCATCTATGTATGACTTAAGCTCTGCCTTGGCTTCTACGTCTACCTTGCTTCGCTTCTTTTTTGGTGTAAATACACTACCAATATTGCACCAATGTTCCGTACCTACCTCGCGCATAAGTATGATTTGTTTGTTGTCATCCGCACGATCAAAGCCACGCCGCTGTAAAGTCTCGACTGTATCCCACGCTGTCGCACCAACGTAATTACTCTTTGGCAGAAAGAACTTTTCACGTACTCGTTTATCTGTCCACGCGTATACGAACTGCTTACCGTTCTGTATATCAAACCCAATACTTCTTGGTAGGAAATCATCAAGAAACACATACCTAGTATTATGCGCCCTGTCCCCTGTACCGTTGCGGATCTTGATTACCTCGTTAGTTATCCGATCCCCTGCCTCGTTCCTACCCACTACGCGTTCCCATACGATAGGTGCAAGCGCGTGTAGTTCCCTTGGCGTGGGGGTTGCATCTGACATAGCCCACCACTTGAACACATCATCACCAAAGCTATACCCATCAAGAAGCGCATAGCAATCATCACTAAGCTTCTTGATTCTCTGCCACTTGTACCGCCGCTCACCTACAGGGCGTATGTCTTGCTCCAGTGTGTGATTCTTACTTACCAAAGGCTTTGTACTGTTGTACTTAGCCTCCACTGCTTTAAAGTTATTTAGGAATTCCATTTATGTATCTCCTTGTATTTGCTTCTGGCGTGTCATAACCAGAAGCCCTGTTGTAAAAATTAAATGTCTTCACTGTTTACGTGTAAGACCTTACCGTTATCGGGCATAGCCCCTTCGTTATCCACGATGCACCACAGCACTGGATGATCCCAAGTCCCCCAATCCCACACGTATCCATCGGTGAACACGATACTTGCGTTGGGTTTGATCTTGTGTTCCTCAAGATACTTCGGTACACACGTAACATCCGTACCGCCCCCACCTGTGGGCTGTGTCTTCTTGACCACATCGTCAAGATCTTCCAAGGCATACCTCTCTGCGCGAGCTACTTGTGTATCCCAATACAGAACGTGCAACTCTTTCGGCCTGACCATCTTGGCAATGTCCACCACTTCAGATAGCTGCCGCCTCGCTTCCGCAATGCCAATCGAGCCAGACATATCTATCTCTACACAAAGAACATCCACCGTTTCGGATATCCCACTAGGGAAGTAATACCCTGCCCCGATGTACCTGCGATTAGGGGTTTTGTATGTAGACATATCACTCCCCCGACAGTTACTGACCATGAAGTCTCGAAGCACATCTAGCCAGTTAATCTGTGGTTTGAGTAACGCTTCAAGCGCGGTCACTGTGCCACCCGCACCTGATTTACTCGCTGCCATACATCCCTGACGCACTGCTGTGTCGATGGCCTTTTCCAAGTCTTTCTTCTCTTGGTCGGACATATCTTGTGCGCCTTCCCAATCGTGGTCATCGAAACCTACTGCTGTGTTTTCTGAACCTGTGGTACTGGGAACATCGGGTTTCTTCTTTTGTGGTAAGGTCTTACCATCACTACCACAACCTTGCCCGTGTTGCGGATCATCTATACGATCCTCATCGTCACATTCTTCACCACCCTGACCACCTTCGCCCTCGTCATCGTCACCTTTCTCTTGATACAAGATATCGAACACTTGCTTGGCGTTCATACCTCGGAACTTCTCATCGACTAGCCCTTGGTAATCACCCGTAGGCATCTCGGCAAAGGGTACGTTCCAATCGGGCGCACCATCCTTACGCTTACGTTCCATAATCGCTTTGATCTCATCCTCGATCTCAAGATTAATCACGTAGTCGCACGCCATGTTTGCGATCCTAGCGTTCTTCTCGTACAAGACCTTCCACGTTTTTAGATGTCGATACGCTTTGTGCTTGCCTTCATGTATAATTACATACCGTAAATTGGCATCACTGATTGCTTCGATCATAGCCACACCGTACTTCTCATCGCGCCCATTGGTACACGCTGTCGGTATGTTTGGATCAACTTCTTTAGTGCCGATCATGTATACGCCTGTCATGGGCAGATACATCGGCTCACCCATCACCTTTACAACGGCCTTGGTCAACCGTTGTTCGGGTGTTAGTTTGTCGAATAACCCCATCCTAGTTCTCCTATAGCTGGTTAACATTGTTAGTAACTGTCAGGCTGTACCCTAATTCCTTAAGGTCATCGACAGTCGCTTGAGTTAAGGTCGGTCTATCTCCCTTGGTAGTACCCGCTATCCTTGCGAATATCTTAGACTTCTCGCAATTAGGGCGTATGTGAGTACACCCAAATGCGTGAGTCAGTTTGACCTTAAGCTCCATTCCATTTTCTTGTGTATCTACACTCATTCTTGACCTCCTAGTTTTGATCTGCTGTTCGTAGATAGTTGTTCTCGATACACCATTGAGTGAACTTCTTATTGGTCATCACCAAGTGGTGTTCGGGGTAGTCCTTACTGCTTGCGCCTTGGGCAAACATCGCTTGCGCCTCTGTGTTCAACCGCTCCAAGTAAGTCATCCACGGATCAATCAAGTCTCGACTCATTGCCCCTAAGACCTTAAACACAGTCATACAAACGGCTGGTGCTTCTGGGGGTACTTTCGCGCCATTGGGATTAGTCTTGATATCCTCCAGTGATGGCAACTGATCTGCCAACTGTACGAAGGTATTCAGATCTGCTGCTGCCCTCGCACCTATCGTGCCGATCAACAAACTAAAGATCGTATCGCTATCCAGCGCATCTTGTTTCATCAGTATGTCGGAGGCCGCGTGTAAAGATCTTGGTGTACAGAACGCCTCACGTTCTTCTCTCGGATGAAAGATGTAGGGGTTTTCTGCTGGATCTTTTACTTCCTCGAAAGATTGAAAGACCTGCGGGAACTCCCTAACGAAACCCAACACCGAGGGGTGTAACTTATTAGGGACACCGAAATCAACAATCCACTCTTCCCATGTGGGTTTACGTACTTGAATTGTCGTAATCGCATTACGCTTATGGGCTTCCATCAAGTCACCCACGTTTTCTGCCCCAAGGTTAGTTGTAGCAAACACAATGCTTTCGGAGTGTAGCTCGTATGTACCGATCTTTCTTTCGAGCATCACCCGACGCAATGCCGATTGAACCGCTCGATTACACTTACCGATCTCATCGAGCATCAAGATGATTGGCTTGTCACTATGTGCGCCCAACTCTTCGTTAGTCAGGTAGCGTATGAACTTACCTTCACCGTCGATCATTTGTACGTTCGGGATCATAATGTCGCCCAAGTCCTTAGTCGTACAATCGAAGTAACAAAGTAAATGATTAGGTAGTCGCTTACCCAATGCCGGTAACATGGAGGACTTACCGATACCCATGTGACCTTCTAGTAGAATCGTCCTACTTGGCCCGACCTCTACGAGTGCGTCTTGTAGCTGTCGGAACCCTAGCGCGTATTGTGATTTGAATGATTGCATTTTATCGATCTCCTTTTATTAAATGTCTAGTGATGGCAAAGAATTAAGTACGTCATTCAGTGCCTGTTTTGTTTGTGTTCTTACACCTTCATTGTGCTTAAGCATATCCGCATTGATCCCACGGTCAGTTATCGCTTCACGTAACTTCTTATGGGCAACTTGCATATCCGCATTACCGTCGAAGTTGAACCGTTCAAGCACCTTTATCATGCGCTCTACGTGTTCAACTGCTGAGTTTTGGAATTGATTCCTATCGGGGTTGTTCTTGTACCCTCCCGAAAAGTCTAGCTTCTTAGCCAAGTGTTCTATGTGTTTAATAGTTTCTTCCCACACCCCTCTCGTAAACTTATTAAACCGCTCTCGCTGTTGTCTATCTATGTAGCTGGTCGCTACATCAACACCTTCTTGAGCTATCCTAGTGATGAAGTTATCGTCGACTACATCTATCTCGAAGTCGATATAGAACTTAGCTATCATCTCCTCCTTTGTTTTTGGATAGTCGTCCGGGTTGAACAGCCCACCACGTAACGCCTGATCTGCGACCACCGCATCGTCGTAACCATTTGCGAATGGCCCATGAAGACAATCTAACTGCTGTTGTTTAAAACCACTTATTGTCTCGACATACTCGTTAAGGTCTGTTGATGGGATCACGAACCCACCACGTTTTGACCAAGGATAAGCTAACCTAGCGTGCGTGTTCCTAGCTTGACCTCTAAGAAACAACACCTTATCTAGTGGCTTCCATCCCACCAAGATCCTCTTGAGATAACTGTCGTTCTTGACCGACTCGGAAGAAACAGCGTTAATGCCTTGAACTTGTGCTTTGGCTTTCGTGTCTTTCACTGTAAGTGTAGGTTCACCACAATGTAGCTGAACCATTGCCATGCTCGATTGAATCGATGGTACATAAGCATCAGGGATCTCGATGCTTGAGGGTTGGTGAATATCCGAAAAGCTCGGATAGTTATTTGTCGTATTTTCTTGTGTATTTACACTCATACTTTATTTCCTATTTGCCAATGTGTTGAATGTCATCTTTCGGGATGACCTGATATGCGCCTTTGTTGTACGCGGGCGCGATTGTGTAACCGTCACTCTTAGGATAAGACCTCACTGATGTAGTGTGCGCCTTGCCTTGGTGTGATGGATACTTGTCTACCCTGTATGCCGCAGGTAGTTCTTGTCGAACCAGAGGCTTGTCGTCTCTGACTCGGTAAGACCTTTTGATAAGTCTACGTTTCTTTCGACCTGAAAGATCGCAGCTCATGTTTCCGTGAATAATCATGTGTAACTACACCTCCCTAGTGCCGATACCGTGTCTCGTAATTCTTGTGTCATTACACAAATTCTCCGTAAGTTGTTGTGGTGGGGGACACATATATCTCCCATTCATATATCTATTATACCATACGTGTCAAGTAGTACCATATGGTGTTATGTAATTGTAAGTAATGTAATGTTCTGTAATGTTCTATATTGTTCTGTTGTGTAGGTGGGTAAGTACTTGATAAATAAGTAATGTTCTAATGTTCGGTAAATGGACGAAATTGTGAGGGGGTGTGAATGTGCGAAAGAAGAGAGCGAACATTCTTTTTCTTTTAGAAACTCAGAATGTTTTCATTGTATATAGACCCCTAACCGAACATTATAAAAATATAAATATATATATATATATATAAATAAATAATACTAATACTTACCATTACTTACAATTACTTACCACGTTTGTAATGTTCGTTTTTGCCTCTTTGAAACCGAACATTAGCGGAACATTGCATACCTTTTACCGAACATTGCGCGTCAGGCGGGGCTTTCCAGCCGAACATTACCCGCCACGCGGCATAGAGAACTGGTTTCGGTTTTTTGTGTAATTACATAAATTTCTTAGGGAGACGCGCTACGCTGTGCTTAAGGACTTGTGGAAGGGGGCGACGCTACGCAGAGAACTGGTTTCGGATCGGCGGTGGTGTGGTGCGGAGCAGCATCGAGAACTGGTTTCGAAGGGAGCCGAAGCTCCCTGTTGGTTAGATGATGTTGTTGTACCAAGCCAGCCATAATGAAAACGTGGCCCAGAATGTAAACACAATCGCGCATACATTTCTGATATGTTGCCGTCTAAAGAAGATTCTGTCTCTCTCTGCTACGGCATCGGATAGTAATTTATCTAATTTTTCCTGCTCTTCTTCCCATCTCGCGTGAGCAATTTGTCTCTCTGTCTCTGTCATTTTGTTTCCTTAAGTAGTGGGGGGCCGAAACCCCCCGGTTTAGTTTAGCTGAAGTCACAATCTACATCGTCGTCTGACTCTACATCGTCGTCTGACTCTACATCGTCGGCATCTGAACCATCCGCTTCCGCCCATTGTTCCGGCGTTCCGCCTACCGCTATGAATAGCTGTTCAAGTATGCGCCCCACTTCAATCATATCGACATTGTCGGGTATGACTTCAAATGCGGTTAGATCGTTGCGCGTTGCCAGTGCAATTTCGACCATCGATTTGATCTCAACCTCTGGCTCTGGCTTTTCAACCTCTGGCTTAAAACCTCTTATGAACATCTGAACGATTTGGTTCACGTTTTTCCGATGCCCCTCGATAGTCGATTTGACGTTGTCGCCATATACGCTACCGATCTTCTTAGGAGTCATTTTGTAAATCTTATTGAACTCGGTAACCAATGGCTCATCGTTCTTAAGCTTTACATCGGATCTTTCCGCCTGTCCTCTATGCAATGGCTTAATCAGTTTATTTCTGACCGTGTCATGCGTTTTCTTCTCAACCTCGGTCATATGTTCCTTGACCGCTGGCGGAAGTTTCGTCATAGACGTGTAGAGTAGGTCGCCGTCAAGTTCGCCATCTGTTGTAAAGAATTGGCGTATCGCTTCTTTCCAATCTTCGAGATCCTTAGATGCGGTCTCTTGTGATTGTCCGACTATTAAGCCTGACGCGGTAACCG